CTTTCGGGGCTCTTTGTCTGGTGAAATACCAGCTCTTTCTTACGAAAGTCCATCCTGGACTGACTAACCAGGCGCGTTCTCGCGACTAGTCTACGCTCGTTTAGACGAGCTTTCGTCTAACCGTCCGTAGGAGTTTATGCAATGAATGAAGTTCAAACAAAATTAGTCAGCTGGTCTCATTCTTTTAACTTTAATGGGTTCTCAGGTACCGATGTCCGCACGATCTCTACAGGTCGTGCTCGACAAGGTTATGATAATCCAGGTTACAAGGCTCAGATTTCTGCTGGTAATTGCGCTACTACTGATTTCGTTGCATCTCTCTCGAAAGTAACCGTTAATCCCGGCGAAGTGACTGCTAGTGGTAACATTCCGTCCAAAGGAGCTCATTATAGCTCTTCTGGTAACGCTAATGGTCCCACAATGCCGCCTGCTATCGCTAAGGACTTAACTGGTTTAGATCGTGCCACTGAGAATTTCGTTCAGAAAGCCCGTAATGAAATATCCTCAACAAAGGGTATGACAGTTATGGGCGAACTGCACGAAACTTTATCAATGTTGCGTCATCCAATGTCTGCGCTTCGAGGTCACGCTTCGGACTATTTAGGTGCTGTTAAGAAAGCAGCATCAAAGTACCGTGGCGTTCCACCTAGAAGTTTCAAGCATACTATAGCTGACACATGGCTAGAATATTCTTACGGCTGGTCCCCTCTTATGTCTGATGTTTCCGACATACTGAAGACCGCTAAGAACTTAGGTGCAAAGGGTGATATTAAGTACATCACGTCTGGTGCTAAGGTTGAAAGCGCAAGCTTTCAAACTATCGGCTCCACGTTCGGTTCTCCTTATCTCCCTTGCTCTACATCAATTCAAGACAAACAAACTGCAAAGATATTTGTCTATGGTGATGTAAAATGTAAGACTTCAGGTTCTGGCTTTGATCAGATTAAAACTGATTTTGGCTTTACACCTGAGGAATTCATACCTACTGTCTGGGAGTTAATCCCCTACAGTTTTCTAGTTGATTATTTCTCTAATGTCGGCAACGCATTAAGCGTTGCCACATTTCCTACTAGTTCTCTTGCTTGGACCTCTTGCACCGAAACCTATTCCTCTTCCAGGAATGCAGTTTCGAAGCTTGTTCCCCAAGCAGGTTTACCAGGAAGTGGCTCACAATCCTACTCCTCTGAGCTTAAGTCTGTGCATCGACGCGTCGCTTTTGCGATTTCTGTACCATCTATTAGGCTTCAAATGCCCAATATGAATCGTCAGTTTCTCAATCTCGCCGCGCTCTTTACATCAGCACATAATACTCAGAGGCAACTTCAACGTTCTTAATTTTCTCTTTTGGAGATTGTATGGCTATTGCACTGACTACCCCCGTTACCGGGGCAGCACAAACTGGGCTTACTTCCCCCACCTATACTATTACTCAGGATATTGCACCTGATAATAATGGTAAACAGTGGGCTGTTACCGCTCTTGGCGGCACACAGACTGGAGTGCTCCCGCACACTGTTGCATCCCCGTTCACAATTACGTTTGTGCGCCCTAAGCAGCTTAAAGCTCTTAGTCGCGTGAACCCTGTGACCGGCGAATTAAGGAATGTCCCTCGTAATACTTACAAGGTCATTACTCGTAAAGGTGTTTATCCTCTGTCTAATCAGCCAGCTGTCGTGATGAATATCACGACAACTATTGATGTGCCAGCAGGTTCCGATACTTTTGATCCTGTGTCAGTCCGTGCTGCGCTTTCAGCGCATCTTGGATCTCTGTCACAAGTTTCTTCGGGTATCGGCGATACCGCCGTTTCGGCGATTATCTAACACTTAAACGTCCTTAATTCTGGATGAGACAATATGAACGTTTGTCCTGTTGCTCTTTATCATCACCTGCTCGTAGATCTTGATCCTTATCTTCCTAATGAGAGTGAGGATATTACGAGCCCCTTTCTTACACAGCTCCAAGCCAATGCTTTACTACAGAAGAAAGCTTTTGTAAAAAAGTTTCTTAATAGTAAGCTTGACTCGGCTGACCCTCTCGCTCTCCAGAAGTTTATTTCTGCGAACGAGAAATGTAAGAACTACATTTGTCCTTCACCTTTTGAGTTGGACAGCGAGCTTGATTGCTTACTGTTATCAACTTTTAATGATGAAATACATAGAAGTCTCTGCGATTTTCCTGCAGAACTGGTAGAAATGGACTGTGATTTTGGTCCTGGGGCGTCAAACAAAGTTAAAGGTAAATCTTTTTATCATAAGATTTCCGGCGACTTATCAATGACACGTAAGGATTTATATTGGTATTATATCCAATATATTAAGAAAGATACGAATTGGTTACTCGCCGAAAGAACCCGGCGCCTAACTCAAGAGATCATTCTTACTCAGAGCAGTAAACTGTGCTTCGTCCCCAAAAATGACGACTGCAGTCGCGTTATTTGCGTGGAGCCCTCTTTGAATATGTTCTTTCAAAAAGGGCTCGGCAGACATCTTGAACGTATTTTAAATCAAAGATATAGAATTAATATCGTTGATCAACAATTTCGTAATAGACGTCTTGCTCGAAAAGGAAGTATTGATAACTCGTATTCGACAATTGATTTGTCTAGTGCGAGTGACTCAATATCTCTATCTCTTGTACAAAGTTTTGAAGCTCCTGTATTTCAGGAACTTCTTTCCTTAACAAGAAGTACTCATACGACTTTACCTTCCGGTGAAGACGTTGAGCTTTTCATGACAGGCTCTCAGGGTAATGCAACAACTTTTCCCTTAGAAACTCTCATTTTCACGTGCGCTGTAGTCGCGTGCTATAAAGTCTTAGGCATTGATATTAAGTATAATACCAATAACTGCGACGGTAACTTCGGGATCTTCGGAGACGATATCATTTGTGTGCCTTCAGTGGCACCGCACGTTATTCGTCTTTTAAAGATCTTAGGTTTTAGCACGAATATTGATAAGACTTTCGTTGAAGGTCCTTTCAAAGAGTCCTGTGGAGGAGACTATTATAATGGTCGCTTCGTGCGCCCTATTTATATGAAATCCCTTTCCACCAGGTTGGACGTCTACTCGGTACTGAATCGGCTTATGCTTTGGAGTTCTAGAACAGGAATTCCTTTGCATAATACATTTGGTTACCTTTATCACAGGAAGATGCTCCCCGTTCCTATACTTGAGAACGAGGATTCCGGTTTTAAAGTTCCCTCTTGTTGTCTAGACGCTAGCTTCAATAGCAACGGTTCTTACGTTTACAAAACTGTTAACGCGAGGATGGTCTCTTATGATGCTAACGATCGTGACGCTCTTCCGAAAGTTCTTAAGGTGGCTCTTAACAGAGACTCCTTACTCCTTTCGTTTGTACTTGGTAGGCTCCATGGGGGGTCGTTCTTTATCAATTCTGATAGAGTTCGGCCGAAAAGATTGTCGCGAATAACCCCTTCTTGGGATTATTACGACAGGACCAATCCTCCGATGGAGGATTTTTCTTTTCCAACATGGTGTTGGACTGTATGTAATCATATTAATGGAAATCAGTCCCATTAATATCTTACTCCTGGATTGCAGGTAGCAATCGCCCCGATGATGATCGAAACAGAAATGTTTCCTTCTATTTTTGCCTCGCATCGGGG